CGGACCCGAGAACGCTACCGTCCGGGGCGTCTTTCACCTCCGTATAGGTCCGTGTATTGGGAAAGTCTATCTCCTCGTGAATCCATACCCAGTCCCCGGGCGAGATCCCGGAGTAGATAGAAACCCACCCGTCTCCGTCGTAGTAGCGGACATCCCCTCCATAATTCATACTGTCGTCGGGTCCGTAGATATCCTCCTCCGTGATCCAGGCGTCCTTTACGTCCGACATACCGTGAGTCGTCGCGGAGGAGGTGCTTTCCGTCCCTTTCATCCAGAACTCACGGACCCATTTAGATTCTGTAGAACTATCTATAGTTTGGGGCATTTCATACTGAACGCCCTCTAACACGTCCGTCGTAAACTGTGCACCGACACTCCCCTGTTTCGCATAGGAGTTATTGGCTGTGAACGTGGGCGTCGTATCTCCATACCAACTGTCGTTAAGCGCGGTAAACGCGGCGTCGTTTGCGATAATGTCCTGTCCGTCCGTGAACTCCTCAAAGTCATAGAACCCGTAGGGGAACGTCCCGATCCCGGAGGACGTTTTCGCGTTCGTTCCGTCCCCGTAGTATAACCAAATACTCTCCGTCGAGGACGCGGCTATGGACGGGACCTTAACCCATATCGTAGCCGTCTCCGCGGAGGCGTCGAACTCCTGTAGGTAGTGGTCCAGATAGGGAGAGGAGTCTCCCTGTGTATCGGTGAAACGTATGTCCGACCCGTCGGAGAGGGCGTTCGTGAAAATCGGATCCCCGGACCCGAACGTTACCCGAACCTGATAGTCCGAGAGAGAGGACCCGGACTGTTCGGTTATCTGAACCTCCCTCTCTAAACTGTCCCCCTCCGAGAGTGTGACCTCCGGGAGAGAGTCCAGTCCCACGATAGTCATTTAGACGACCTCCCCTTTCGCCTCCGCGTAGACGCCCTCCGCGGACCCGGACTGATTATCTACGAGGACCGCTACGGTCGTGGTAGATCCCGGGCTGTAGGATCCGAGAGGGCTACCTGTTTGGTCGTCGTAGACGGTCGAACCGTCCCCGGCGATTAGGACACTCCTCGACGTGAACGACCCGGCGTTATCCAGCGTAACGAGTTCGAGGTCTACGGAGGTGGAGGAGGCGGTTCCGTCGGGTTTCATCAATTGGGCTTTGTAGATCTCTAACGTCTCGGAGGCGTCCACCTCCGCGACTCCGACTAACGCCTGATTCCCGGTCGAGAGGGAGGTCTTACTCCCGGAGTGGTCAAAGTCTACCGTTTGGTCGTAGCCGCCTCCGGATCCGCCGCCCGCGGTGAACCAATTGGTCCCGTCCGAGGAAAGGACCTGTGCGCCGTAGGCGGTTTCCACGGTAACGGAGGAAACTCCGTCTATCGTTTCGGACCCCTCCGTGTCTATGGTAAGAGGGTTAGAGTCCGCGGAACCGCCGGAGTCCACTACGATAATGTGGTTCCCGTCCACCGCGTCCGCGGAGGCGAGAGTGATAGTAACCGCCCCGCCGGACGTGTCTACGAACAGGATCTCCTCGTCGGAGGTAGTCGTGTTCGAGGAGACGGAGGACGTGTTCCTGTTTTGGTCGAGGACGCCGCGTAGGAACTCACCCGCGGACGCGTCGTAGAGAGTTCCCGGACCCGTGGAGTCCGTGAGGTCCGTAGAGTCCACGTCCATATCCGTAATGGACGGGAGGGCGTAGGGAGAGTCGAGGTCCCCTATCGGTAGCGGGTAGGACGTGAGAGAGGACGCTGGACCTCCGAGACGCGCCTGTGTGAACTCGTTAGACGAGTAGGAGTAGAGAGTGTTCCCGCGGTCGTCCGTTACGTCGTCCGCGGTCCGGAGTCCCTGTGGAACCTCCGCCCGGAGGTTCTGAACGCCGCCCGACCCGTCGGACTCCGCGTAGATCTTTAGGACTGTCGTGGAGTCCACCGCGAACAGGAACGACTCCTCCGTTCCCGCGGCGTCGTTCCCGTCTACCACAGCGTCCACGACCGCCCCGAACGTCCCGGGGTTCGTTCCGAGGTCGAGGACCGCGGACCCGGAGAACCCGGAGAGGTCCAGCGGTCCGTTCAGCGGATCCCCCGCCTCCCGGATAACCTCCGTTAGCGCCCCCTCGACGGTCGAGGACGAGAACTCTCCGGGGGAGTCCTCGAACCACGTCTCCTCCGCCGCGGTTCCGTGAACGCGGTAGTCGCGTATGTCGGAGTCGGTTACGTCCGTCGTTCCGTCCGGGAGGTAGACCGCCGCGAGAGGGAACTCTCCGGACTGTAGTTCCGGGAGGTCGGGTTTCGTCGCGGGCGTCCCCTCTCGTTTCCCCGGAGAGGAGGTCCCCGTGTCAAAGTAGACGAGATCCCACCGTGGACTCCCGGACGTGTTCGAGGAGAGGGAGAGGACGTTCGTCGCCCCGGCGTAGGAGTGAAGCGTCCCTCCATACCACAGCCCGCGGGTCGTCGCGGCTACGTCGAGGGCGTTCGTGTTCGTCCCAGCTGTAACCGCGAGATCCCCGGCGTCGAGGATCCCGTTCCCGTCCAGCCCCTCCGCGAACGCCTGAAAGGTAGTGTGGAAAACGGGGTCCCCGGTGTCTGCGTCGAACCTGTCCGCTGTAGTCATTAGGAGGAACCTACCGGGGAACCCGCTAAAAAGTTCCCTACGCGACTACTCTATCCTGAACCCGACCGTCCCCGTGAGGGGAACGCCGTCTACTTTCTCCTCCGGGCTGAACGTCGTCGCCCACAGCATACGGGGCGTCGAGGAGTTATCAAATACAGCCATTTCCGAGAGATCTACGGGCTGTGAGGCGGGTTCACTCTCGTAGAGTTTCGTCCGGGCGCGGATAGCCTCTAATTCGAGGTCCCGGATAACGGTCTTACTGATAATCTCGGACGTGAGTCCTGTGTCCGACTTACTGAACTCCGTAGACCCGGTTCCGAACGCTATCTCGTTCAGTCCGACGACCTGTTTCGGGAGGTTCAGCGCGTCCGCTATCGCTATCTCTCCGTCGTCCGTAAACACGGAGTCGCCTACGCCCTCTCCGGAGACGGTGAGGGAGACGAGGACGCGGACCTCCTCCTCCGGGGTCGGGTTCACGCCGGAGAACGTGAGGCGGGCTATCAGGGATCCGTCTACGTCGTAGACGCCGAACTCCGTCGCCTCGTTTTCGTGTTCGTGAAACCGGAACACGCCCATAGCGCCCGCCGCTTTCGGGGCGGGCTTATCTGTCGCCCCGTTCGTTTTCGAGGAGAGGGAGACGAGGGTCCGGTCCCCGGAGTTCGCCCCGGAGGTTCCGGTCCCGACTCCGACCTCTCGGACGCCGCCCTCCTGTCCGTCCAGCGCGTCGCGGATAGCGCCTCGACCGTCGCGGACGAGTTCGCCGGAGTCCTCGTCCGAGGCGACGAGGGTCCAGTCTCCCCTTTGGTCCCCGACCGCCCCGGTCCCTATCCCGTGGTCGGATCCGTTCGGGTGTCCGACTATCAGGGAGTCGTTCAGATCTCGTTTGTAGACCTCTCCCGTTACCTCGACCTCGACTACGTTCCGCCCGAACGTGAGGGAGATAGATCCGGACTCCGGGGCTTCTATAAAGTTCGCCACCGTCCGGCGTATGTCCCGCCTGTTCTCGGCTATGTAGCGGTCCGCGGAGTCCACCATATTAGAATACCTGTAGTCCCTGCGGGATAACCGTAACCGTGGTCGGACCCGCCTCGTTCACTTTCACGTCCACACTCACGTAGTCGGTATATCTGCGCGTGAACTCGACGGTTTTCGTCTCTCCCGCCGCAAACGAGACGGTTTTACTTTTCACTACCTGTCCGTCCTCCGTGAGTTTCGCGGTATGGTCCAGCCCGTAGCCGGAGTCGTTCGTAATGTCCGCGGAGATAGTGATAGTCTCGTAGGGCGACGGGAGGGTTTCGCTTACCTGTAGGTTCGCGGTCGAGAACGACGAGGAGGCGTCTATCGGAGGAGGTGTCTGTGATAACTCGACCCGCGGGCCGAACACTTCTAAGGTCCCTTTCGGAACTCCCACTCCGTCGTAGGAGAGTCCGTCCTCTCCGTGAATACGGATCCCGGCGGAGATCTGTTCTCCGTCCGTCTCGTCCCCGGCTATGGTCGTCCCCCAACTGAACGAGTTTATCCACTCGTCGTAGGACGAGAACCCGGAGAGGGCGGTCCCAAAGTCCCCGAACGTCTCGTATTTCTGTTCCATACGCTGTCGGAACCGGGACGCGGACTCCGACCCCACGCCGATAGTGTCGGTTAGGTATGTCTCGAACTCCGCAAAGGACGCCTGTCCGTTCACGTCGGACGTAAACGTGGAGTAGTCTTTCTCCTCTCGAATAGCGTCGAACGTCGAGAGGTAGGGGTTATTCTGGACGGTGGGGGCTTTCACTCCGAGGGCGCGTAGTTTCTCTTTCTGTGTGAGACTGGACATTAGGCGGACGACCCCGTTACGCCTACCTCTACTCGTCCAGCGGTATCAGTCCTTACCTCGGAGACGGTAAAGTAGCCGTTCAGATCCTCCGGGGGCCAGTCCACAAAGAGGGACTGTCCCACTCGGACGTTCTTAAACGCCGGATCCGCGACGGTAAACGTAACGTCCGTGTCCTCCCACGCCTCCTCCGAAAGGTAGCCCTCTCCGTAGTCCCGGAGTTCGCCCTCGTTCTGGATCTCTTTGTTTACGAGAATGCGTTCCCGGGCGGAGACGCCGTAGAACGAGATAGAGGCGGAGGACTTTAGCGGGACCTGTAGATCTCCCGCCCCCTGAACGACGACCTTATTCGTTATGTCCGTCGCGTCCCGGTTCGGTTCTATGTCCACGACCCGCGTAGAGGAGTAGGATATACTCTCCGGGGCGTCCGTGTCCCCGTCCGGTTCATAGTGTAAGTGGTCGTCCTCGTCCACGAACGACGTAGCCCCGTCCTCTACGGCTAACTGTGCGATAGCCTCGAAAACGGAGGCGTCGAACCGCCTCGTTATCTCTCGACCGGAGTCCTGAACGTCCACCGTGGACAGTCCCGTGTCCTTCGACCGCGTTCCGAACGGTCGGGTCCGGGCGTAGTCTATCACTCCCGCCCGCGCCTCCGGGAGACTCCCGGAGAGACTAATCCGATATTCGAGTTCGAGGGATCCGGAGAGTTCCGCCCCGTCCGTCGTCGCCTCCTCTAGCGGGAGACGCTGTTTCGTGAACTCCACTCCGTCCGGGACGGGGAGATCCCATACCATAGAGGTCCCGGAGTCGTCCGTTAGTTCGACCTCCGCGGAAAAGAACCCGCCCTCGTTATTGAACGCGTAGCGCGTCTCGAACCACAGGATCTCCGCGTCGTCCACAGCGGAAAACGGAACGTCGTCGTAGGTAACGGAGAACGTCCCGGACTCTCCCTCTCCCCAGTAGAGAAAGAGGAGGTCGGACCCATACTCGTTAAACTCGACGGAGGGGAGGTCCGCTAACTCGAACACGGGAACGTCCGAACTCCACCCGTCGAGGTCGTCGCCTGTGTGGACGACGACCGGACTCCGGGGCTGGACCTGTGTGTTCACCATTTCCTCCACGACCTCTCCGGAGTCGCGGTTATACCACGGACGGTGAACCTCCACGAATTGTAGTTCCTCCCGCTTATCCCGGGCGGTGAGGTTCAGTTTCAGGTTCCGGGACCCCGTGGGCGGTTTCTTTTCGAGGTAGCCGGTCCACACAGTCTCCCCGTCCCGCTGGATTATCACCTCGTCCCCGAACTCGAACGCCCGATTAGAGGCGGAGTTCTTTACCTGAACCTCCGCGGTTCCGAGTTTATCCGTGTCCGCCCCGGAGTAGTTCACCTCGAAAAGCCCGTCCACGGTCGTCCCGCCTACTGTAACTGTGAAAGCCATAGGTCTAACTAATGAACGCGTCGAGGTAGGTCCACTCGACCTCGACGCTGTAGGATCCCGCGCCCATTTCCGCGTCCTGTGTGTCCTCCGTTACGGTAATGTCCGTAAAGACTCCCTGAAAGTCCGGACGCGGACCCCACGTTAGGAGGTCGAACCCGTCCGTAGTGTCGAACCCCCACTCTTTGTGTGCGCGACGGAGTTCCGACTCGAAACCTAAGTCCTCGTCCGAGTAGGTCCCGGAGTTCGGGAATTGGTCGGAGTCCATATTTTTCACGTCCGCTTTCACTACGATAGTCTCGTTCTCTATAACGAGTTTCCCGCCTATGACCTCCCGGAGGGCGGAGATAACGCTGGACGTTACGACCCCGTTCGAGGCTGAATACTCGACGGAGGTAGCCTTAAAGTCGAACGTCTCCGTCCCGTCGTTCCGCGTAAGTTGGACTGAACCTATCTGTGTCATACGTATTACTTACCTCCCGCTAAGTCGCCTGTGTTGGACCCGACCTCCTCCCCTATCATACGGGCGAGTTCTTTCCTCTCGGACCTCGACATATTCGAGAAATCCCCGTTCGACCCGTCCACGGAGACACTTACGTTCTGTTCCTGAACGTTCGTCCCGGGCTGTTCTCCGGGGCGGGCGGTCTGTCGGGACCCTCCGATAGTGTCGGGGGCGAACCGGTCGAGACGGGCGCGGGCGGTTTCCGTCGCGGACCGTAACTGTCGGTTCCCACGGTTCCGGACCCGGGCCATACGGGAGGACATACTCTCGTTCTGGACGGTCCCCGCGCCCACGTCCAGCGGGTTCCGACCTCCGAGGGAGACGCGCCCGACCGGATCTATGGAGACTTTCGGGATCTTATTCACCTTCTGGATAAGGGAGTTCAGCCCGCCGCTGGCGGAGTTAATCGCCCCCTCTATCCCTCCGATTATGGAGTTCGCTATGTCGTTCACTATCCCCTGTGAGAACGTGAGGATCCCGTTCCATCCCGCCCTCCATACGTAGTCCGCCGCCTCGACCGCCGCCCCTATCCCGGTCTTTACGGCTATCCCGAACGCCTGAAATCCGAGTATGGCTTTCGACGTGAACCGGGTAGCCGCTTTCGCCCACTCGACGGACGTATTCACGAACTTGTTTTTAGCCGCGGTCCAGTCCCCGGTAAGCGCGGAGAACGCCGCGGACATATACCCGACGAGAGGACCCCCGACGAGAAACGCGAGATCCGCGAACGTCGAGGTCATAGTATCGGTTTCGGACTGGACGACCGGGGTTACGTCCGTGAGTCCGAGGAGTTCAGATCCGAGGAGTCCGACCCCGACTACGGCTAAGAACAGCCCCGCCGCTAACCCCGCGGGTCCGGCGATAGCCGCCCACGCGGTCGTAGCCGCCCCGGAGACGGTTCCCAAAGCCCCGGAGAGGGTGATACTCGACCCGGTGAGGAGGGCGGTCCCCCTCGTCGCTAAGGCTAACGCGCCCTCGTAGAGGGTGGTAGCGACTCCCGCGACGCCGAACATATCCGCCGCAAAGAACAGCGCGGATCCGAGGAGTCCGGTCGAGGAGTCGAGTTTCGAGGTCCAGCGGTTCGCCTCCTCCGTCCGTTTCGTGTTTTCCTCGACCTGTCCCCCGTAGTCGTTCTGTGCGGACGCCGCCCCGACCGCGGACTCCGCGACTCCCTCTAAGTTATCCTGTAGACCGGAGGCTGTGTCCGCCGCGTCGTCGCCTCCCTTAACGGACGCTACCCAAAAGACCTCCCCGAGTTTTACCATTAGAACCGCCTCCCGGACATAGCGGAACGGGCGTTCTGTCGCCCCTCCGCTTTCTTACGGGCCTTTTCCCGTTCCTCCGTTTCCATCTTTTGAAGTTCGTTCGACATAACGAGGTAGCGCATTAGTTTCTGTTCAGGTAGACCTCCTCTCGTTACCTTATGAGTCTTAGTTACGGAGTCGGGGGCGTCGAGGTCCCGGATCTGTTCTATCCCGACCGCCGCGGCTACGGCTACCGCGAGAGGCGTCCACAGCCCCGTCTCTACGAGGGCGATAACTCCGAGGGTGATTGTACCTACGGACATAGCCCGGACTGTCGTGGGCGACAGGCGGGCGAGAGACGCCGCTGTGTCGTGTCTCTCCTCCTCGACGGTATGGACCTCACTCGTCGGGGCTACCGCGTCCAGCGGGACGCCCTCTTTCAGGAGGAGGAGTTCCACGAACTCCCGACTCCACGGGATAGCCCGGGGATCCTCGACCTCTTTCCCCCGGACTATCCTTCTAACTTTCCCTCGTCGCCCTCCGCTACGCCGGACTGTTCCTTAAGCCACGCCCGGAAATGTTCCACGTCCGCGTCCCACGAACCCGCGTCCGACTCCGCGTAGGTTTCGAGAACGTCGAGGACGCCCTCCGTGATACCCTCCTCTCCCATATCCATAGGGTCGGGGACGTGTTCCTCCAACTTTGAGAGGAGATCTTTCGAGGCGTTTTCCGTCGCCCACTCTTTCACCGTCTTATGGTCCGGGAGGAAACTCGTCTCCTGAACCTGATAGTCGAACATACGGGAGTAGTAGTCCACAAAGTCGAACCCTCCCTTACTCTCCGCCGCGACGGACTGAACGATCCGCTGTTTCTTAGGCCAGCTAACGTTTTCCGCCGGGATTAGAACGAACCCGAACGCCTTTTCTTTCCGTTCGCCCGTCTCGGAGTCCTCGACGGTGAGGCGGATCCACTCCTCGACCGTCTCCGTCTCGTCTACTGTCGCGTCCGAGTAGGACCCGGTTTCTACGTCCTCCGGCGTCTCCTGAAATGGCATACTATACAGAACCGTAGGGAGGGCCTAAAGAAATATCGGACGCTAACGAAAAGTGGTTCCCCGAACCGTTCAGGCGAGATAACCCTGTGTCGAGGTGGAGTCCTCGAACGTAACGGTGAGGCTTTCGGGAACGATATTCATTTCTACCTGTAGAGTGTCGTCCTCCGCCCCCTCCCCGCGGGGCGTCGCGTGTCCGGCGTCCGTGAGGTTATTCCCGGTGAGGGAGAACTCCACAGCGTCCCCGTTCGCTTTCGAGAACTTCATAGACGCGTCCACGCCGCCCGCGGTCGGGTTCTGTAGTTCGTCGTAGAAAGTGCTATCCACGACCGTAACCGTAGCCGTGAACTCATACCCGACCTGTCCCCCGTAAAGGATCTCGTAGGGGTCCGGGGCGCGGGTGGACTCTATGTAGTGTCGGGCGGAGGAGTTCTGATTAATGGAGATAGTGAACTCCTCTAACCGGGCGACGGTCGTCCCGTCGAACGTGAACCCGCTGGACAGATCCGAGAACAGCCACGGGTTCCGGTCCGGCATACCCGGGTCCGAGGTCGGGCTACTCCCCGTCTGGACGCCGATAGCGATAGTGTCCAGCGTCGTAGTGAGGCGTCCCTCGTTATCTAACGAGATCTCCCCGGAGGTCGGGACGACCGTGTTAAACGTCCGTACAAAGTCGGACGCCCCGCCCCGTCCGAGGTGAGTAGCCTCGACCGTGAGGGACGGAGGGACCGGCGTCGCGGACCCCGCGGACGCCCCCGCCGCGGTAAGGACGTGTTCGTTCGTCCCGGCGGAGGGCGTGTCCGCGGTGAACGTCTCGGATCCGAGGAGGACCGCGAGAGGGTAGCCGTCGTATGGGATAACCGGGTAGGACCCGCCCTCGTAGACCTTTTGACCCTCCGTTTTCGCGTTCATTTCTCGACCCGTCCCGATTAGGAACTCCTCGTTCCACGAAACCTCCGGGTCCGGGTGTTCCGTCTCCTCCTCTATCTTTCCGAGGTGTCTCGTCGGGGTTACGGTCGTCCGCTGTTCGTCCTGTAGCCCGACGAGGATCCGGGAGTCGTGTCCTTTCTGTGGGGAACCGCTGATACTCATACGTTACAGCGTTCTCCCCGCGGAGGACCCTTAAGGATAGCCTACGGGATTACGCGGTCCGGGAGTAGGCGCGGAACGTAAACGTGAATTGTATCGGGAACACGTCGAATATCTCCTCGTCCGGGAACGTATATTCGTAGTCCACCGTGTCCCACGACCCGATAGAAAGCCCGTTCGCGGACGCCTCCGTGTCGTCTCGAACGTCCCGGAGGATCTGAACCACGTCGTCTTTGAGTTCGACCCGTCGGGCGTGAGAGTCTATTACTTTCGCCTCCGCGAACACAGCGGAACCGTGGTCCAGCGTCGTCCGCGCCCCTCTCCAATTCTCGAAGTGTTCGGACGTGTCCGCTATCAGGATATACTCGTTCGTCCCCGGAGGGACGCTTTTCTCGTCTCGACGGACGCGAACCACGTCCGGTTTCCCGTTCGAGTAGTTCGCGGCGTCCGAGAGTAGCGTTTCTATGACTCCTGTAGTGTCGTGGTCGGGATCTACCATTTCTATTTACCCTCTTTCTCGAACGAGTTTTCCCCGTTCAATTCCTGAACGTCCACGTAGCCGGACTGTAGGAGTCCGCCCGTGTCCGTCGCCTCGTCCGCTACTATGTCCTGTGAAACGCCGAAAGCAAAGTCCAGAAAGTCCCGCATTATCTTGAACGGGGCGGACGGGTCCTCCGAGTTCGCGTAGGGCGTCTCTATGGAGTCCAGCGCCCCCTTTGCTTTCTCCATACTCCTCTCCATAAACCGGACCGCGACGGTCCCGTTCTTTGCGATAGCGTTCACGACTAACCACGCTACCGCGTCTTTCCACTCCGAGGTAGTGACCTCCGAGGGATCCGATACCGCGGCGTCTTTCATACCCGCGTCGAGGTCGTTCCACTTTCGGTGAACCCACTCCCGGATAGGCGAGAACGGAGGAGAGGTCCCGGCGTAGGTCGTCTCCCAATTGACATAGGGGGCGTGGTCCGCGGTATAGCCGTAAGCGCCCTCTACGTCGAACCCTCGACGGATCTCCTCTAAGGCGTCGTCGTTCAGATCCGTAGAGACGTTAGCCATTACGGAACCGCCCTCCTGTGTTCCTGAATAGCCTCCATAGCGTCCGACCGGAGACTGTCCGCGGCGTCCGTGAGGTCGAGATCCGCCTCCGAGGAGGTCCGGAACATATCTCCGAGAGAGTCCATACGGGCTATGTCCGAGGCGACGAGTTTCCCCACAGCGTCCCGGAGGTCCCCCGGGACGGACGAGGAAACGCCCTCCGTCGTCGTCGCGGGGTTCGAGGTCCCGGAGACGTTCCCGTTCTGGACCTCCGTAGCCGCGGAACTCTCGTCCGGACCGTAGCGGTAGTTCACCCGGGCGGTAGCGTCGTCTACGAGGGCTTTCCCGTAGGCGGAGACGTTCCCGACCGTAACCGCGTTTATGTGGATCTTTAGCCGCCCACGGTCGGGTTCTATGATATAGTCGTCGTCGGAGAGAACCGACTCGGACGCCTCTCCACCGCTACTCGTTAGGTCGTCGTAGTTCCGTCCGCGGTAGAGGACGAGTTCGGTTATACTCTCCACGTCCAGCGCGGGTAACTGAACGATAGCCCACGCGTCCGCTACCTTTGTCGGATCTCGGAGACGCCGCCCGGAGGAGTAGCGACTCCGCCGCCTGTGTCGAGAGTGTTTCTGTAGGTGAGAGAGTTTCACGGGGCGCGTATGTGTCGCCTCCCGCCGCCTCCACGCTTTGTTAGTCCGAGAGTCCACGAACTCCGTCCGGTCGAGTAACATACTGATAACCTCCGACTCCCCGGGGTCGGAGAACCCGTCCCGGTTCCGGACGTGTTTCAGAACGTCGTCCGGGGAGGCGTAGGGAACCTCGTCTACTACGGTCGAGGGGATAGCCATTTCTTAGACGCTACTCCCCGGGGAGTCCTCTAAAAGGTAGGCTACGGAACTCGTTCAAGAAAACGGGAGGGTTCGGGAACTCTACTGTTCGACTACGAGGACGTTCACCGTGTCCGTCGAACTCCCGGATCCGTCCGAGATAGACGCCTGTGAGGTCCCCGCGGACGCTACGCCCGCGTCGTCCGGCGCGGCTTTCGCCGTAGCCGTAATGTAGGGTTCCGCGTCGAGGTCCCCGTCTACGCCGGGGAGGTCCGCGGAGTAGTCGAGAGTGTAGGTCCCGCTGGATAGCGTGACCTGTCCAGCCCATACCCGCCCCGATCCGGGAACGGAGGGATCCGCCCGGGCGTCCGAGATCTTTTTGAAAGCCATATCTCGTTACCCTTTAGGCGACGTTCTCGACGCGGTGGAGGTGGTTGATACCCTCTCCGACGAGGGTCCCGTAGGCGTCCACCGCGAACGTTTCGGTCGGTCCGGTCTTTGCGAGAGGGTGGAGGGTAGCGTCCTGTAGCATACCCATATACCACCCGGAGAGGTCCACACTCCACAGGTCCCGGGACCCGGCGGAGTTGTTCACTCCGTGGGACTTGAGGACGGGCGTCCCGTCCACCATAAGACTCCGGAAACCGAAGTCGAGTTCGTCCCCGGGCGACTCGAACCGCGTAAAGTCGTCCAGTTCCTTTTTCAGGTCCGTGAGGACGCTGTGGGTCGTGATGTGAACCACGGAGTCGAGGTTCGCCCCCTGTCGTTCGAGGGTTTCCATAGCGTCGTAGATGTCGTCTACGGAAATGGTCGAACCCGTGAGGTCCGTAGTGAGATCCGGGGAGGTAGTCGAGATAAGGTCCTCGAACCCCTCGAACCCGGACCCGTCCGCGTTCGTCCCCTGAATCATTTGCGTCTCCTCGTACTGACGCATAGCCCGCATCATAGCCTCCTCCGTGGTCGAACGGGTGGAACGGAGACTCGACGCCGCCAACTGAACGAGGTCCGTTACCTCGGACTCTCGACCGTAGGGAACCACGCTGTAGGAGTGGTTCGCGTAGGTGTCGTCGGACTCCGGGTAGGGACCCGTCTCACCGAACGCGGAGACGGACCCGACCGCGGTCTGTTCGTCCGCCTCGACCGTCTCCTCCTGAACAGCCACCCGCGGGATCATATCCGCGAGAGGCGTGTTCTGTCCGGACGAAACGTAAACGTCCGGGGAGACGAAAATCGGGAGGCTGAACGCGGAGGTGTCCATCGCCTTCTTTACCTCCTGTTTCGCCTCCCACAGGGTCATATCCTGACCCGGGCGGAGTCCGTTCCACCGCTTGTAGATCTCGTCCCACCCGTCTCCGGTAAGACCGTCTCCGGAGAACAGCGCGGACGGGTAGTGGACCGCGTTCTTTTTGACGGGTCCACGGGTCGAGAACCCGTAGGGGTCCGAGTAGAGGACCTTATCCGCGTCCGGGTTCCCCGTTTCCTTTCGGACCGTTTCGTGGAGGTCCCCGAACGCCGAACGGTGGGCCGCGGTCGGACTGTTGTAGTAGGCCGGGCGCGACTTGACTACCTTCCGTTCCGTCGGGAGTCCGTTCTGTGGTTCAGCGGACATTAGTCCACCCTCCCCGCCGCGGTGATACCTTCCGTCGAGGTCGAAACCTTACCGTCGCCCGACCCGCTGGACTTTTCCACGTCGTCCGGGGAGGTCCCGGACTTAGCGCCCTTTCGGACGACCTCCTCCTCGGAGTCGTCGTCCGCGGACTTTTCGAGGAGTCCCGCCTCCTCCATATCCGCCCGGAGTTCCTGAACCGGATCCGGTTCGTCCTCCGTCTTAGCCGCCTCGTCGTCGTTCGTCTCCTCCGCCTCGTCGTCCTCCTCACCGTCGAGGAGTCCGACCTCTTTCTGAACCTCCTCCACGTCGGAACGGAGGTCGTCCAGTCGAGAACCGTGTTCCTCGACGGACTTAGCGATACCTTCGGTCGTGTCTCGGATCTCTCCGAGGAGTTCGGTAGTGTCGTCGTCCATAGTTGGACCGTCGTCGTCGTTCTTAGCCTGTTCCTCGTCGTCTCCCTCGTCCTCGTCGTCCTCGTCGGACTCCTCCTCGACCTCCTCCTCCTCGGAGGAGTCGGAGTCCTCGGACTCTCGAATAGGGATCTCGACTCCACCGACCTCTACTGTGTCGTCCAGCGCGTCGAGATCCGCGTCCGCCGCCCACGCGAACATATCGCTAAGGGCTGTGTTCTCGACGGTAGAGTTCGGGTTCTCGTCTACGTAGGCGCGGATAGCCTCCGCGAGGTTCGCCAAAGCGTCCGCGCCTAACTCTTTGAGTAGGTCCTGTCGTTCGTCTCCCATACGTAGGGAAACCCGCCTCGTTCCGAGTTCAGCCCGGGGCGGGGCGGGCGTCTGTTCGTCCGAGGGGGATCCGTCCGCGTCCGTCGCGGATTTACGCGCCCGTCGGAGGGCCTTTCTTTGCTTTTCCGTGAGGAGGGCGTCCGGGTCGAGGGACGCCGCGCCTCCGTAAATGGAGAAACCTGTGAGTTCCCCGTTCTGGACGCGTTTCCACGCGTCCTTTTCGAGTTCGACGCCCATTATCCACGTTCCCTCCGGGTAGGATCTCGTCTCCCCGTCGGGGGTCGTGAACTCGTCGGGACCGTTCCGAACGATATAGGACTCTACGGGAGTCCCCTCTCCCTCAAAGAGGGAGTGGTCCGCGTCTACTTTCCTATAGTTTTTCATATAGGAGTGTGCCGCGGACTCTATCTCCGGTTCCGGAACTAAGTCGCCGTTGGCGTCCGCCTCACCCGGAACGAGAACCGCCGCCCACACTTTCCTCTCCGCGGGGGCGTCGTCGGACCCGTCCTCGTCGGACAGGTCCTCGTCGTCGGAGAGTTCGTCCTCCTCTTTGAGGAGAACTACGTCTCTCGTCTCTCCGAGTTGGTTCTCTCCGGGGGTCCAGTCGTTCTCGTCCGCGTCCGCGGACTTTGCTAACAACCACTCGGAGTCCTGCGCGGGTTCGTCTACGACGGAAACATACTCTACCTGTAGTCCGGCTAAGATAGAGTCGGGAGAGGCGTTTTCTATCGCCTCGAACCCGTTTTCCTGTAGCCACCCACACAGCGCCTCCGGGTCGTCTACGGAGGGTTCCTGTCCGAGGGTGGAAACACACTCCTCGAACCCTCCCGGAAAAGCCTCCTCAAAGGACTGTGGCATTTAGTGGAACCCTCGTAGGGCTACCTTACTCCGGAGGGGTCTTACGTATAAGGCGGACCGGACCCCTATACAGTCCGCTATACACTACAGCCCATTAGTGTCCAGTACCTTTATTATCCCCTCCCGCGT